CTTTATTCATTTTGTTCTGATTAAATCATTATTCAACAGGAGTTGAACCTGCAGTATAAGTTAATCTTGCAATAGCTCCTTGACCCTGCAATGTAGCTGAGAACTGAGCACGTGAACCTGCTTCAGCTGTACATTCAAGCGATGTTATGATAGCTTTACCAAAGTAAGGCTGTTTTGTTGAAGTGTAAGCATATGTCCAGTTACCATCAGCATCAACATTAACTGTTTCTGTACCTGGAGTTGAAGTTGCCTTCAAACCAAACATGATGTTTACTGGTTCTGATGCTAACATTAAGTCGAACATCTTGTCATAACCATCAATAGTATATAAGTTCTGAGTCTGAATTTCCCAGTTAATCTTATTTACTTCTTTCACTCCCCACTTTCCAGTATCTTTAGTATTCAATTCTTCAACATCTGCACTTAAAGAAAGTGTATGTGAACTTGCATGGGCAATTGATTTATATGTACCACTGTCATCAATGAATAACATTAAATCTGAACCTTTTACAATTTTTCTTCCGTCTGTAACTGCCATGGCATTATATAATTATATTTTTAGTCTTGTCCTTCGCACTCAAAATAGAGTGTCTGTATGTATGTGTCATCAGAAAAACTTTCAGCAGCTGATGTCATACGAATGTCACCAATTGTAAGGTCATCTGATGATATATCATGATTTTCTAAAGCTTTTCTGACATCATTTGCAATCTCTATTGATTGGGTATATGTGTCAGATGCAACACTAATCTGGAATGCTCCTTTGTCTCCAAGGAAGCCGTCCTTCGTAACTGTTGCAGCATAAGCATTTGCTCTTGTATATACTATAAATGGAAACTTAGTGTTATCAGGAGCAACAATAGGATAGATACGTGTACCAACCTTAGTTGATACATTGATATCATTCTCTAATGCAGCTGTGATGCATTTTCCAATAAGTAATATATCACTCATATCTTGGTATTATTTATTTTTTCTACGGTCTTCTGTATTTCACCCATATAAATGTTGGGTAGGTTAGGGAAGACCTCTTGCTGTGCGTTTCTAAACCACCATTGTCCGGAAATACTCTTCAAGTTTCTGTTCTTCTTCAAAGGTTTTCCTTTATATGTCTTTGCTTCTCTGTTTTTAGTACCTTTCTCTAAGAATCTGAACTTATAGGTTTGACTTCCTTTAGTTCTTTTTCCCATTACATGGACGCGTTGTGAGAGCTCAGTTTCAAAATCACCATCTGCTTTAGAAATCATTACAGCATCTTCAACTTTGTCAGAATAGGTTATAATTTGACCATTATACCATGCTTTATTGTTAGTGGTTTTCATACCACGTCTAGCATTTTCCTTTGTCTTTGCTTGAAGTTGCTTTGCACCAGCATATAAAGCTCTCTTAACAGCTTTATCCATCTGATTGCTTGTCAATTGGCAATATTGTTCAAAAACTTTCTGTATGTCACATTCAAAATCTGCTTTACTCATTGACTAACTGTGTGTTAATAGTAATTTCTTGATATTCTCTACTCTTATCTATTGATGTAACTCTATAATAATCATCTTTCCATTTCACCCAGCTTGTATCTGTTACAGGAACATAAATACGAGTAATGAAGGTCTTACTGTAAGGTATCTGTATTTCATCGTTATTGACTTGTCTGTTGCCTCCAGTATAAATTACTTTAGCACGTGTTGGATAGTAACTACAGTAAGATGTCTTAGTTGGGTCGTACAATGTAGCATATGAATATGATAAAGGGGAATAGTCTACATCCTCACCGTAAGCATTTCTGCCTGCTGTGAAGTTGTATACATATATAGGTTCATTGTATTTTCCTGCCCACATATTATTCAGTCTTATCTATTTTGTAGTCTCTATACAAATCACATAACAGTTCTAATGAGTGAGGTACCGTGTTCATGTTTACTGCCGTAACAGATTCTCTAACAGAATAAATAGTACCTATCCATAGAAGCATTGCAAAATTCAAACTCTTTGGAAGCTTATGCTCTACATCTTCAAGTTGACTTAGTGGATAATCTATGTATTTCTCTACAACATCTTCACTAGCCTCTGCTAATGATGTTAAATAAGCGTCATCATCAGTAAATGCTGAGTCTATATTCAAATGTTTGTGTATCTCTGCTAATGTCAAATATTTCATATATTAGATCTTATTATTTTATATAAAAAAAGGAGGGATGGTAACGTTCGGGAACCACCCCTCCCGTCAAGAATATGATAGAAAAGCAAAAGCTTGAAAGTATTTAAGTGCTACATTTCTGCAGCATTAGATTATTCTACCTTACCGTATTTAATTGCGTTTTCACGAACCTGTTTTGCATCAGCGAATGCATTGACGATGATCATGATTTGTCCATCAGAAAGTGTTGCTGAATCAGCTACAACGTCAAGACGAACCTCGTCCCAAAGACCGCATACAACCTGTGAGAAGTCACCTGCGAAGAAGTAACTTGCTGGAACATTAGTTGTCATCTCTGTCTTGTAACCGTCAACTTCGCCACCTTCATATACCATGCCAGTTGCATTAGTGCCTTTAATCATGCTCTTGAATGCTGCCTTTGCCTTAGGTGATACAACAAATGAGATGTTGTTGAACTGATTCTCTTCAAGACCAGCTTCCATATTTGTTAAATATGAATAGTCATTGATAACTGTAGGTGATACATTGTATGCAAGACCTGCAGGCTGTGTTGATGTACCAGCAGCTGAACCAAGGATAGTAGCTTCAATCTTTTCACCTACTGCCTTAGCAATGTCCTCTCTGATAACAGCTTCAACGTCAGGAGTTGTCTGTGCAAGGAACTGTAATGAGATAGGGAACTTACCAGTGATTCTCTTTGGTGAAAGTGATACTGAAGTAAAGCTTCCGTTACCATCTTCTGCGCTTGCTGTCTCACCCTTCCACTGAACGTTACCCTTTGAGTAAAGTGGGATCTGAACGTCACCTACAAGACCTGTACGAACCTGCATACCAGCCTTTGCTAAAACATTTTCTTGTCTGAGAGGTGCCCATACGTCCCAAAGATCGGTTGCTACAACGTCTTCACCTTCAGCTGCAACTGTCATTGTTGAACGGTTAAGTATGATAGGCTCGTGTGTTGTCATGCTTCTCTTGATTTCGTCGACTAAGCAATAACTTGATTTCTTTTCCATGTTTTTATCTATAGATTTATTTTTGTTTTCTTTTTCCTCTTCTTTATCCTGAGGATCTTCTAATGATTTTTCTAATTCGTCTTTCTCGTCTTCAAGCTCTTTGATTTCATCTTCATTCTTATCGAATTCCTGATTTTCTTCATCTGTAAGCTCTCTTTCTTCTGACTTAGCAAGACTTATAATATCAAGATTTCTCTTTACTAATATATTAATTGCATCTTGATATTCAAGTGTGTTATTATATTTCATACTATTAGCTAATATTTTTGTAAAATTCTTTTAGTCTAATATCTAATACTGCAATTATCTCATCTTTATGTGCTTGTTCTTCAGCTTTACGTTTCTCTTCATCAGCTTCATCTAATGAACGGCATATAGCTTCAACATCTATTGCTTCTCTGTTGTCAACTGAAGTAGCAGGATATGCTGCTACAGTTACTATTGATACATCATAAAGACCTGAAATTTCAACAATCTCTCTCTTCAACTGTCCATCTTCTCTATACCAACGCTGGCATGCTTCATTGTTAGGCAATGTGAAGCAGAAGCTGCATTCATATAAGTTTCCATGACGTATGTCCCAAAGAAGTTGATTTCCTCTTTCAGTTTCAGGTGCTTCAAATGAGAAATACAAGCCATCTTCACGAAGCTCAAGATTTAATGTACCTGAACCACGTTTCCATCTAGCACACATAAGTGCATCATCGTGATTGATGTTTGCAATTACGTCACTATTGTCTACAAGTTCCTGTGTTATAGCTGATGAACGGATAATTTCAGTAAATCCACCAAGATCACGTGACCAACTATCGAATACTATAGCTTGTCCTTCAATCAAACGTGAGTTTTCATCAGCATTAGCACGTATCTCAGCACTTCTATATATCTTACTCATCTTTCTTATCGTTATTTTTGTTTCCTCCTACGGTATTCTGACTCAAATCTGTGAACGGAATTATTGGTTTGTCGCCACCATCTACTGGTTGCAAACCTAAATTGTGACGTGCTTCATTGATAGTCATTATTCCATTCTTTACAAGAGTTGAATAATAGTTAGCTGTTGCTGCTTTATCAGCAAACATTATGTGGTTTTCATCAAAATCAACATATAAAGTTGACTTTTCACTTGGTTTAAGCAACTTTCTATTGAATTCAGCTTCAATCAATGATATTAATGGATAAATACAGTGTGAAAGGAAGCTCAATTGTGCTTGCTCTAAGCTGTTGTATGCTGATGTTGAACTTAATCCAAGCAATATAGGGTCAATATTGAGATAACGACATACTTCCTGTGCATTAAATTCACGTGTTTGAATCATCTGAGCATCATTAGCATTACTACCTATAGGTGTGTAATCCATGTCGTTGCCTACGACGGCAATACCTCCTTGCTTACCTGCACCATGTACTGACTGCCAACTTTGTTTAATATCAATCTTCTGGTTTGAAGTAAGTGGCTTTGATGATTTTAATATACCATCAATATTTGCACCATTTTCAAAGTAATTCTTAGCGTGTGTGTCAGTAGCTAATGCTATATCTAACAATTTCTTAGCATACAATGGAATACCCTTTCCATTCACACCATCTTTGCTGTTCATCACAACATGAATTACGTTGATTGGTTCAATCTTCTTAGTTGTGATATTAGCATTCAAATAATAAAGTTTTCTGTTGGTTTCGTTATAAATGATTGAATATGAACCACTTGGACAATAAATAAGTTCAATTGGAGTACCATCAGCAGCTCTCTTTATGTAGAACATGCCATTTCCATTTACATACAAATCCCATACAAGTTGTTTTATAAGGTTGAACTTGTTAAGTAAACTATTGTTTAAAGCTGAATCGATTGAGTGAGAAATAATCTCACCTGATTTAATATCTTTTACGTGTATAGGGATTGAAGCTATTGTAGATGATATAAGTTGAATACCACTAAAGAAAGCACTTACTGCCGTAGCTTCACCCTTTGAGAGATAAGGTGTTAAGAACTCAAGCCCAACAGGAACTGTGTATTTTTCCTGTGGTTCAGTTTGAGCATTATTATCTCTTGTTTCTATGGTTTTAGATTTTCTATCGAATAATCCCATAAACTAGTATAAAGGGATATTTTTATGTATAGTACTATTTATAATATAGAT